GAATCTGTGACTGTGCAATTTCATCTGTAAGAGTTAGCTCATTAAACTTAAAGTTAACAATGTCTGTTTTTTCTTTTACCATTTTGCCAATGATTTTTTCTAGATTCTTTTGAGCTGGTCTTGCAACCTGTTCTTTAAACGTTCTATCCTGAGCAAGAGCTGATGCAATGTTTGCGGTATCAGATCCACCAATCTTGGACAACGGAACCTGGTGTGCCATCAAGACATTGTCTCTGTTTTGCTTAGAATATTCTTTGAAGGATGCTTCCTGGATACCGCTCTCGATTGGCTCCATCTTAAATTCAACCTTGTTGCTGTCGCTATCTCCTGGAAGGGGAATGTACAGAGTTCTGTGAGACTGACCTTTCAAGCTTGTCTGCAAGAAACGAAACATCTTGTCTTCGGCATCAGAAGAAAGCTTTGCCCCCTTAAGTGTTACAACATATCTTGGAACAGCTTTGTTTCCAAAGTAGTCAATGTTATATTGTGAAGCTAGCTGATCCCCGTGCAAAGAAGTAATAGCAGACATAATGTCTGGAATTCCATAGAATGTATTTAGAGGAGAGTATTCTTTAAAATGAATAATTTCATTTGGCCTTGCGTCAGTAGTAATGGGGTTAGGGTTCTTTGCCCCGAAGTTTCTAAAGTATACAACCTTCTGACCAATGATTTGGACATACCCATCCTTAAGTCTACGAACTCTCATTGTTGTTGCTGGTATGTGACCAAGGTAACCAATATCTCCATTTACTTTTCTACCAACTTCAAGGTAGCCGTTTCCGGTGGCCTGAACGTCTGTATAAAATTTCATCATAGTTCCAGTAAAAGAATCATCTTGATTAAGATTCTCTAGCCAATCTCTTAACTCAATTTTAGATCTTTCAATTCTTTTTCTTGCTCTGTCAGTAGAAGCTTCGTCATTATTTGATTCTAGTCTTAAGACTGTTCTTTGTGAAATTTCAAAATCATACCCAAGGCCTACAATGTTTTCTACCTTGGCATCAATAGCTGCGTGATTTGCAAATGATGTGTCATAATAGTTTGCTAGTTCGTAAAGATTCCACGGAGGTGTAATGACGTCAAACATGCCGTAGCCATTACGGAATACGGTTCCTGGATTGATCTGATTCGACTGTGCCCCATCTTGACCGGCGGGGACAGCTCTTGCACTCGCTAGGTAGGCATCTGTTGGCTCTACGGACTTTGCTATGCGTGAAGCTCTACGTTTAAAATTAGCATCCAAACCAGAAAAAGACTTAATGCTATCCCAAGATTGTGTAAAAGGATCTTGCTTTTTAAAGACATCCTCTTCTTTTGCCAGCTCGTCAACACTTGCCCCTATGATCCACTCGCTAGACATTAGCCCTCGTCTCCGTATACCTGTAATGTTTTCTTTGCCGCAATAAGAGCTCCTAGATCATTCATGCTAGGAAGCAAGCCCTGAGACATTCTGTCTACCTGCTCGCTGTGCTCTTCTTCGGAGATCTTACGCATATTGGGATAGAATACCGCTTTACCCTCTGACTGCCCCCAGTGAATGGCGGCATCTTTAAGCTCTTTTACTCTAGATTTGTCATCTCTCATTGACTCAATAGAAAGAGCATTGCCCTGACCGTCAGTAAAGGCTTTGCCATTAGGCTTGTGCCAAACATACGTTCCAAAGTTAGAAAACTTTTCCTCTACAACTTGTACTTTGGTTTCTCCGACTTGACCGGGAAATCGTGGTTTATTTCTTTTCATAACCACTAGTATACCATATTAAACAGGAGTGGTCGTACTCTGTGTCCATCCCAAACCATTGAATATACTATACTGATAGTCTTTAAGAGTAAACAGTTGATCGCTTTCTGAAATTGTTCTGTTTGTTCCGGTATATATATCATATATATTTCCAGCATCAAGTTCTTCCCTCAGGGTTGTTGACAAGAACAGCACCTCCTGCCAGTCAAAAGCTTCTCCTACAGGAACAGTCTCGTCACCAATGACCTCTTTACCGGCCCAGTATCCCCAATCAATAGGGTCTCCCAAAAAACTCCTAACTGCAAACCACTGCCTAAAACCAAAACGCTCTTCGTCGTCTGCAAGTGTTGTTTGATAAAAGCTAAAATTGTTAAACATTATTGGGCTTGTTATTCTGAGTGCTCCGACAAAGCCTCCGATATCAAGAAATCCTGGGAAGGATAAACCTATGGCATTCCAGGTATTAGAATAAAGAACTGGTCTTTTAGACGGCACACCATTATTAAAGAAAACAAGGTTACCCGATAGTTGGTTTGTTCTTGCATTCAGCGCATAGATTTGACCACGTTTTCTATTTGCACTATCTGCTATTAAGAAAAACTTGATGTAAACATCTCCAGACTCTATTTCAAATATTTTTACAGGAACTTCTGGGAACAGATCTTCTCCATACTTTAGGGAGATCTGTAGAGAGCCAATCTTGAAAAATGAAGATGCGTTTGTATTGAGGGGAATAGAGATACCGGCATTATTTCTATTATCATATGTTGTCCTAACTTCTATACCGCTATTTGAGGTGTTGTATAGGTATGGGCTACTTCCTTTATAGATTGCAAATGGGGGAGCTGATCTATAGTCGAAGTACCGACCAACCTTTCTAAAGGGTACTAGGTTGGTTCCAAACTTTGTTCCAATCTTATTAGGGGAGTTGCTGAATGCTTGAGATGATATTTGTAAAGATCTTGTTGTAACTGGGCTAAACCTTATACCGTCTATTTCGTATTCTAAATAAAGATTTATTGAAATATTTTTAAAATTTACATTTGGAGGTGGGTAAACAATAGTTCCGTCAACAACCTCATATTTTGTATTGAGCCAACTTGAGTTTGGTCTTACGATACCTGAAGAGTCTAGCAATTGCTTGCTGGTAAAATTATCCTCTACAGAGTTAGAACCATCTCTTAGGTATTGGAATGCTACATAGGCTTTTACTAAATTCTGAGATGTGTCATACTTGTTAGCAGAATTAAAAATCTTCATATTGGGATAATCTAGGTTTACCTGCAAAAAGTCAACCCTGGATTGCTTCCTTCCAAAAGCGTTTACAATTTCCTTGGAGAAGTAAGATAGTGGAATATAGTCTTCCCAGAAAGAATTAACGGCAACGTCTAACATAAACATCCCCATGTTTATTTTTGGCAAAAGGGTATAGGTTGCTATGTGGTCAATAGCCCTTATTGCTTGGAAGTCGTAGGGGTCTCCGCCGTCCAGGGCAAGTTCCCAGTAGTCTGGGTCGTTGCCAAAATATTCATCCCCCGCATCATATATACTGGGGCCAAAATGCTCAAACACATTTTCGTAATCTACGGGTATCCCATCTTCATTAAATAGATGGGATATTTTTTTAAGATTTCTTGCACTAGTAAAACCAATCCTATAAATATACCCACTAAAGGTATTAGCTAGATTCTCTGATCCAGCAATGTATATTGCTAAATTTTGCCTGCTTCCAAAAAAGTTTCCTAACTCTCTTCCATTTTGCCTTACAAATCTTGGCAAATGTATTCCAGCCATAAACTTTTTTCCAACAGAGTGTCCTGGAGCGGTATAGAATATAGTATCCTTAAAAGAACCGTTGGCTAACTTAGTTATAAAAGAATAATAAATAGTTGAGTCATAAGCATAGATCAAGTCTGTGTCTGCTACTGCTTCTATAGTTGTAGCTTGATTTGCCTGAACTTGATAAGAAAGCGAAGTATCCGATATTACGAATATTTGATAAAATCCTGTGGGGACTGTTTGAGAGCCTTCAATAAGAATCTTCATACCAGTCTTGAGTCCATGCCTTATTCCAGATACGGTTACTGTTTGTCCTAACTGACTAACTGTTATTGAGTTATCTAAAAATGGACCTATTGGGTTACCTCTGTAATACACCTCTACTGTGTTAGAAGTTGTAGAGTTTGTTACTTGAAATAAAGTTTGTTTACTTAAGGATATTTCCTTTGATTCAAATACCCCATAGAATGATCTTGTTTGTTCTTGCAAAAAGTTCATGTTGGGAAACGATAGATGTCCCCCAGTGCTATCCCAAGAACCGTTGGGCTTTAGAGTAATTTTTAAATTTTCTAAATCTTGTGACGCTTCTAGATCAGAGAGCCATCTGGACTCTGTCTTGTCTGTGAACCTAACCGTTGGGGTTGGGTGATTTGGGGGGCCTAGTGCGTCTCGCTCTGTTACAAGATTTTCCAAGCTTCCATTAGCCCATCTGCTGGATGATGGAAAATAAAAGTTTTTTGGATACTTGGCAAATGGGTAATCTACAAAAACAGAAGAGGAAGAGTCTAGCCCTTTAATATCTACGGGAACCTGAACACCTTGGCCATATATCCATCTTCTTTTTGCAACTATGGCTGCTACCTCGTATGGGTAAACTCCAACGCAATCTATTTGAATAAGTGGGACATCTTCGTAAGCATAGAAACCTAGCCAGTCTTGATCTAATCCATCCTCTATACTGGCTGGGAAGGCGTATGACGAGGGATCGAGGTCTAGTTCAAGCAATATGGCACCGTTAATTATAAGCTCCCCCTTAGTCGCTGAGAGCCTTATATCAACAAGCATGGGCCTATCCCATTCTCTAATAAAGTGTGACACAACCTGATTCCCAATTCTTAATTTTAAGAATGGTCCTTCTACATAAAGTCCGTCAGTAGACTGGATCGGGCCAAAGATTCTTCTAGCAACTATGGCAGAAGATTTTATCTTAATCCAGAACTCAGCAGTGAGTCTGTTTAGCTGACCTGACCTATTCATAAATCCAAAACCTGGAACAATCAAGGAGGGAGAGTTTGCTTTAGGAGTAAGGTAGGTTGCATTTTGAGACCCAAAGACTAAGGGTAACCCATAGTTTCTAGCTACCAGGGCGTTATCATCTGCAATGTAGTATCCATTTGTGCCCGGCAAGCCGTAAGGCTGTGCCTCTATTCCTTTTGTTGCTTGTATTGCAATGCTATCTGGAACATCTATAAGCTGTGCACCAAATGATCTAAGCTGAAATTCTTCTGCCCATTGACCAGCGGTAATACCGTTAATTGAAAATTCGTATGAAGAGTTTTGATCTTCATAATAAATTTCAAATATTAGCTCTAAGTCTTGAAAGCTTGTCGGCAAAATAAAAGTTTCCGATACCGCTGCCCATGCCAGTGCGGAGCTCAAAGCCGCCGCTTTAATTACTTCATTTACTTCTGAGGTATCTGGATCTGTATACCTAAATCCAACTCTAAAGTCTAGAATTTTGTCAAATGAATAAACATATGCAGATGCAGAAAATGTTTGCTGTTCTGCGTTTACGTCTGCGGGATTTATAGCAAAT